CCTGCCTGGGCCGAAGTCTGGGGCAATAATCTACGCCTTGCTGTGCTCTATGACAACGAATCCAGTGAAGCAGAACTCATAGTAGATTACGCAGCCGAACGTGTGAACAAATTTGAAACACCACAGTGGATCGTGTTTCCGTGGGAAGAGTGGTGGCGTCATTGGAATCCCGAAGAACAACATGTATGATGTGGTAGTTGTCATGGTGCATGTATGGCAAGACATGCCCAAATTGGAAAACATACGTTGGAAAGAATTCTCTGCACTGATAGTAGATGATGCCAACAAGATTTCTTGGCCCAAAATATGGCAGTTTGATTTCATAGATAAAACAGCATGGTTGAATTTGACTGCCAATAAACCAGATATTGCAGATAAGATAATGGATCAAGGCAAAGTGCCCCATCCTGCCATAAGATATGGATACAACGATTGGATATCAACATCTGATGGGCAAACAGCAGATATCATAAAACTACTCAATCCAAAAATAGTGATGTTTGGAGGCCTCCACAAAGATTTGTGTGTCACAGGCGTCAAACTAGCCGTAGAAGATGATCAACGAGAATACTTTGTCAGTGATAGATTGAGTTATACTTGGAAACAAACCGCCGCGGCCATATACAAGGATTGGGACAAATGATAGAGCCATTGCGCGATGATCTAATGGTGCAACAACAGTTGCCTGCCGGGCGCACAGTGAATGGTGCTTGGCAACACATGGTGGCTGTGATCATGCTGAACCAAACTGGACGCAAACCGGTAAAAACAGTTTTCCCTATCTTTATGGATAGATGGTCTACGCCCGATCGATTCCTTCGAGCCACTGAGAAAGAAGTCAAGGATGTAATCTGTCCTTTGGGCATGGTCAATGTTAGATATAAAAGATTACATGGCATGACTCAAGATTTCTTGACCTGGCAACACGAAGATGCTACAATGTTATATGGCATTGGCAAATATGGGTCAGACAGTTATGAAATCTTTTTCAAGAACAACTATGCTGTTGATCCCACAGACAAAGAACTAAAACGCTATTTACAAGAAGAAATTTTTGAAATCATCTAAATACAATCATGGAAAAAATCACTTACACAGAAATATTTTATAGCCTCCAGGGCGAAGGCCGATGGGCCGGCGTGCCTTCGGTATTCTTCCGCACCTATGGTTGCAACTTCCGTTGTAAAAAGTTTGGCCGTCCACGCGATGAAATCCTTGAAGGACACAACCCCGAAGTCACGGACATCATCGAAATGGTTCGGGCCGAACCCGAACGTTATAAGAAGTTTGAGGATCTGCCCCTTGTGACCACAGGATGCGATACCTACGCTTCGATCTATCCTGAGTTTAAGAGTTTCAATCACATCGACGACACAGACACTATCGTAGACAAGATGCATGCTATGATTCCCAACAATCGTTGGAACTCCGACGGATGGAACGACAATGACATCCATCTTGTTGTCACTGGCGGAGAACCACTGTTGGGGTATCAGCAACTGTATCCGCAACTGTTAGAACGCTGTAGGGCCAACGGACTGAAAAGTCTGACCTTTGAAACCAATGGAACCCAAGATCTCTACCCCGAAGTGCATGAATACTTGTTTGAAGAATTCACGAGGCACGGTCGAGATTATGACAGGCTCACATTCAGTGTCAGTCCAAAACTACCCTGTTCTGGAGAGTCGTGGGATCGTGCTATCAATCCCAAGATCATCAAGAATTATGAGATGATTGGTTATACCTACGTGAAATTTGTGGTAGCTACACGCCAAGACGTGGAAGATGCCGAACGTGCAGTGGCTGAATTCCGCGAGGCAGGATTTGGCGGGCCTGTGTATCTCATGCCCATGGGTGGTGTTCCGCAGGTATACAATCTCAACACGCAAGAAGTGGCACGTTTAGCCATGGAACGTGGATGGCGTTACAGTCCCAGACTGCAAGTGGATATCTGGCGCAACGCCTGGGGAACATGATTTGTCAAACAAGGCCAAGGGTCGCACGAGCTATGATACCCAAGCCGGTAATGTAGTCGTTGAGTTCTTCAACAGGAACGTAACGCCTTATCCTACTGAAGCTGGCGGACCTAAGTTTGATCTTATTCCCATCGAAAAGCAAAAAGACATCATGGTCAATGTGGCCAGGATGCATGCTGAACAAGAATATCATCGCATACTAGAACTGGTAGAAGTGCTACAACGACAGGCCGCGGGAATTAAACGTCGGTTGGATGTCACTGACATGGTGCATCAAGCGCACTATCAGTTCCAGACCTATCATGGCCAATGTTATTGGTTAGCCCATGATCACATGCACCAAGGTAGGATAGCATTGTTGCACATGGGACCAGGAGAATGGAGCACAGGTGCCCCGGACTGGTATGAATATATCTGCCGAGTGAAGTGGCTAGGTGACTACACTTGGGCAGAAGTTGATGATCAAGGAAACGTCATAGAATGACCGTGATACACATTGATCGAGAAGCCGGGCCCAAAGAAGTCAGTTATAAGATAGAACGTCCTGATGGTGGGTGGAAACGTAACTTTACCGAATCCGAAAAAAACAAACTGTCGCCCATAGCCGAAACCTTGGCCATGATGGATGGCAATGCATTCTTTACCAACTCTGATGTGGTAGAAAGTTATCTGCCCGAAGCCCATGCCATATATGAAAGCAACGGCGGCGACACGGGTTGGGCTAGTGAATGCAGTTGGCTGCGAGATTGGCGCATGATACAAGAAGATACCACACTCAAGGATGCTTACGATAAATTACAAGTGCTATTGGCGCTGAAGAGGAAAGAAAATGGGAATATTTGATCTGTTCAAAAGAAAAGAAAAAGTCAGTGAAACTGCGGTTTCCAACGAAAATGTTGACAAAGATATAAAAAAGTCTGCAGAACCAACAAAAAGTAAGAAAAAGTCTGAGAAAGAATTAGCCACAGAACGTGGTGAACCTTACATCGAAATACTGAGAATGGACGTCAACCCCAATGACATCAACACCGGCGCATTTGAGTTTGATTGGAATGACAAGTTCGTGGCCAATCTCATACGAGCAGGATATCAAGGCAAAACCGATGCTGACCTAGTGGATCAATGGTTCCAGAATGTGTGTCGCAACGTGGTGCTAGAAACCTACGAACAGTATGAAGCCATGAACAACGACAGCCGTTACATGCAGAGCAGAGATCTCGGAGATGGTCGGAGAGAGATAGGATGATATTCAATCACATCAAACAACTGCATGCCGAAGGCAAGAAGATTGGCATCACATTCTCGACCTTTGACATGTTGCATGCTGGCCATATTGCCATGCTGAGCGAAGCTAAAAATCACTGTGACTATCTCATCTGTGGTTTACAAACTGATCCCACCATAGATAGACCTGACACCAAGAACCGCCCTGTGCAAAGTATCGTAGAACGACAGATACAGTTGGCGGCCTGCCGTTATGTGGATGAGATTGTGATATATTCCACCGAACAAGATCTACGAGATCTTTTGCTGATACTGCCCGTGGATGTTCGTATCTTAGGAGTAGAATATCAAGGAAAGAATTTTTCCGGACAGGCTGAATGTGAGCAACGTGGAATAGATATCATATTCAATGGCAGAGATCACAGTTTCAGTTCCAGCGGTCTGCGCCAACGTGTGGTAGCAGCCGAGCACGAAAAAGAAATCAAGAAAAAAGCCGCACCCGTTGGCAACGATGATAACCCGACAACGAGTCCTTGATGATTTTAACCAATGGTTGTAGTTTTACTGAAGGTTTTTATCTTGCTAACAAAAATGACGCTTGGCCTGCACAACTTGGATCTTTATTAAATTCCACAGTGATGGATCTGTCGTTAGGTGGGGCGAGTAATCAAAGAATTTTACGGACCACACAAGAATCTCTGGTCAATCATAAAAATATTGATTTGGTAGTGATCGGGTGGACCGGAAACGAACGCAATGAAATTTTTTCAACTGATGGCGATTACGTGAGAGCCACGTTTGGCGGCTGCCTTGGCGAAAAAACAGACAATCGCAACAATCAGGAATATCTTGAAATCTTGCATAAGAATTGGGTGAAATATAATTTCAACGAATGGTTAAATTATCGTAATTGGATCTACGACGTCTTGTTACTGCAAGATTATCTTGATTTTGCAAAAATTCCTTATAAATTTTTTTCAGCATTTGGTGAGAATCTTATCGCCGATTTTTTAAATAAAGATCAAAAAAGCCTCGACTTGGTCCGGCACGCTTGGGCTCCATGGAATCGAGAACAATTCTCTCCGGATATGGAGCGAAATCTAGATTGGAAAGAAATGTGTGATTTAATAACAAAGATAAACCTTGATCGTTGGATAACTAAAAATGAACACACGATGGATAGTTATCTGATGTCTATAGGAATAATCGAAAGAGAACCAGGAGGACATCCTGTGGAAAATGGTCATCGGTGTTGGGCAGAAAAAATAGCGACTGAAACACGATGATATTATATGTCAACGGCGACAGCCATACAGCCGCGGCCGAAGCTGTCAATGCTTATGCTTTTGCTGAGGATGATCCTAATTTAGGATATCTGCACAGACTACCCCATCCAGATAATCTAGCTGTGAGTTGGGGGAGATTACTGTCTGAAACGCTCAAAGCCGCATTCCACTGTGATGCAGAATCAGCAGCCAGCAATGACCGCATCATGCGTACCACACGAAGTTGGATTGACAAACACCAGCGTGATTGGTCCAGGACACTGATGATCATACAATGGTCTACTTGGGAGAGAGAAGAGTGGTTGCATGAAGAAACCTACTATCAAGTCAATGCTTCGGGCATCGACGATGTTCCACTTGAATTACAAGACCGATACAAACAGTTTGTGGCGTCAGTGGATTGGCAAACCAAGACTCAACATTGGCACCAACAGATATGGCAACTGCATCTAGATCTTGCGCAACGTGGCATAAGGCATGTGTTCTTTAATGGCAACTCAGATTTTTCGGCCGTGCCAAATCGTCTGGAATGGGGCGCCAATTATTTGGAACCTTACAGTCCAGAACACTCATTTTCCATCATCTTGTCCAAAAATTATCAAACAGTGGCACCCAATTCCTATCATTTTGGTCAGGAAGCTCATAGATTTTTTGCTCATTTTATGTTACAATACTGTATCGCCAACAAATTGATATGAGCCATGCGTTATCTACTGATTGACACTGCCAACATGTTTTTCCGTGCCCGACACGTGGCTTTCCGTGCCGAGGATCCATGGGAGAAAGTGGGCTATGCCCTACACATCACCTTGAGTGCTGTGAACAAGGTGTTCAACAAATTCCAAGCGGATCATGTGATATTTGCGTTGGAAGGTCGCTCGTGGCGCAAGGATCACTATGCTCCTTACAAAAAGAATCGCGCCGATGCTCGTGCCGCGCTCACAGAACGTGAACAAGAAGAGGATCGCATGTTCTGGGAAACATTTGATGCGTTCAAAGACTATCTCAGTATCAAGACCAACTGCTCGGTGATCCGCGAACCCAATGCTGAAGCCGATGACATCATCGCACGTTGGATTGACCTACATCCCAACGACGAACATTACATCATTTCATCTGACACTGACTTCGTGCAACTTTTGGCTGGCAATGTGCATCAATACAACGGCATTACTGACGAACTGCTCACTGTCAAAGGTATCTTTGATGCCAAGGGCAAGGAAGTGATAGACAAAAAGACCAAAGAACCCAAACGCATACCGGACCCTGAATGGTTGTTGTTTGAGAAATGCATGCGTGGCGATGTCAGCGACAATGTGTTTTCGGCCTATCCTGGTGTGAGAACCAAAGGCACTAAAAACAAAGTGGGCCTGTTGGAAGCCTTTGCTGATCGCACATCCAAAGGTTATAATTGGAATAATCTCATGCTACAACGCTGGACTGATCACAACGGCGAAGAGCATCGTGTTTTAGACGACTACAATCGTAATCGTGCGCTGATCGATCTACGAGCACAACCCGACACAGTAAAACTGGCTGTAGACACGGCCATACACGAGCAGATTTCACACAAAGATGTAGGACAAGTTGGTAGCCACTTCATGAAATTCTGTGGTAAATACCAACTCAACAGAGCCAGCGAACAAGCAGAACAGTTCGGACGATGGCTCAATAAAACATATCAAGGAGTTTTAAACCCATGATCCTGGCAAAACCTGTTATAGCAAACAAATACTGGATTCTCAAAGAAGACGATCAAAAAATAGGCTCCGTAGAGGCTGAAGGTGGTGTGTTCCGTGTGCGCATGTATGATGCGGCCGAAGAATTCAAGACCATCAAAACCATAAAAAACAAAACACGAATCATATTCGAAGAACCACCTGCACAGAAAAAAACCAAAAAAGAGCATGCGGTCAACGGCTTCGCTACAGATGCCACACCTCACAATGCTATCTATGATGTGCAACGTCGTTTGCCCATCTACACCAAGAAGAACAAATCAAAATCATGGTTTGCCGCGGGGTGGTATCAGATCAACACCACTGGCTCGTGGGAAACTGTGTTTTGCCCCAAACTGATCTTGCTCCAACGCTACGAGTATCGCGGCCCTGCACACTCAGCCGATCAGTTCACGTTCAGTTAATGAGCCGGTTACACATCTCCAAATTCATAGATCGGGTGCAACACTTTGAACAGCGTGGTGCCCGAGATTTCACCTGCCCGCTGGTGGATGCCAAAAATCTACACGCTGACATCACGAGATTACTGCTCGAACTAGAAGAACTGCGTGAAAAAGGCCAGCAGGGCGAATCTCGCATAACCGTGGAGATGCAGGGCGGAAGTTTTTAATCTACCCAGTTTATCATAAATAAACTGGAGAGATAAAGATGAGTAGACCCAAGCCCAAAGTCTTGGTCGAACTGACCAACAAATCAACTTATAAAACCGAACAGGTGCTGGCTTCAGAAGGTATCTGGGCGGTGTTCTTTGATGACAAACCTATCAACCTCAAAACGTCAAACTTCCTGGTGCAGTATCCTGGACCCAAATACAAAAAAGTAAGTTTTTCCAATCCTGGTCATGCCATCAACCTGGCCAAGAAACTCAATCAACAATTCAAGACAGACAAGTTTTCTGTAGTGCTACTCAAATCGGGAGATAGGATCTATCCCGATGGCAAACAATAAAAGAGAAATCACCCAACGCCTGCTGGCATTGATTCCTGACCAATCAGTGAATCTCGACCATGCTTTGAAAGTCTGGTATATGAACATCAGAGACACAGGTGGCTTGCGACTCACTGCCATTGGTTATGCTGTGTTGAGGACCTTGGACATAGAATCCTGGAACATGGATCTAGATCCAAAAAAGATCAACAAGAAGACCATACTGGAACTGGATCGCAAACTACAGTGGCCTTACTACATTGACACCAAGAAACGACAGATCATCTTTTTCTCCAGCCGCGAAGCCATGCTGGCCACACTGTATGGCGACCTGGGATCATTTCTCAAACAGTATTCTTAGATCTTCAGCGGCACGACGACGTATGCTGTCAGCATAGTCACCCATGAGATAGTCAAAGTTACGATCGATTTTTTCTTTGACTCTATCAAGATCGATGTCTTGGCGCAGTGTATCAATGTTGCGTTCTATGGCACTATACATCCGGGTATCCTTGTGCTCAGTGTCATATGAATAGTCATAGATTTCAGGATATGTGTCAAATCCCAGATTCTCAACATCTTCCATGCACAGCCGATGGCCGATGCACATGAATGGATGCCGGGCGGCGATGGCCAACAAGGTCTTTTCTGTGACGATGCCTCCCACATCTTGATAAAGGCTTTCTGTGATGATGGATGATCTAGCACTCTGATACACAGGCAACATCTTGACGAAATTGTCTACATTGTTGAAATTGTAGGCCTGATAGGGATGTATGTCTATGGGATTGAATATCGAGTGGCTGACAAAGCCCGAAGGTTCGTGTCTCAGCAGATTGTAGACTTCTTGCCGATATTCTCGAGCACGGCCATTGAGACAGATCCAATTGTGTCGAATGTCTTTTTTGGTAACATCTTTCCATTCAGCCCATCGGGCTTTCAGTTGATGCACCAGTTCATAACTGTGGCTAGCGAAGTTCACTATACGTATATTTCCTTGATAGATGTCTCGCAGTCTGTGATCCCAACACACGAAGATTATCTTGCTCTGTTGTTCTGGAGTGAACTGTTGTTCCAGCCAATGCAGTTCCACGCAAAGATTATCGTAAAAATGTATGAAATCCTGTGCATGGATAACCAGCCGGAAATTCTTGCGATACCAACGCTCTCGAGCGATATCAGGTAGATTGATGTTCCATCGACTGCTCACTATGGGCCTGCCCAGGGCGCAAGGAACGAACTCAAAGTCCAGTCCACGAGCCCGGAGCAACAGGATCATTTCTTTGTTAAAATTGGGTTCCGTGTAGTTGGGCATTGAATCAGGGGTTGACCAGGAATTAAATTTCGGGTAAAATTGTGTTGTAAATCAGCAACACCGCACAAATGCTAGGTTAGCAAGCACTAACTTAGTGGTTTTCTGCCCGGTTGACCAAAAATACCCTTTTCGGTTATAATATATGTATGGACAGTAAAAAAACACCCCGTAAAAAGCGAGCAGATCGCACCCACATCATCTACAAGATCATGTCGGGCACAGACTTCTACATTGGCGTCACTGCCAAGACCGAAACCACTGTGCTGAAATCGGTGCGGGTTCGCATGAACAAACATCTGTATCGTAGCAGGAGCGAAGACCGATCTTGGGCACTCTACGAAGCCTTGCGTGAGCGTGGTTCGGAGTGTTTTTGTTACTCTATCGTGGCTGTGGTGCGTGGCAAGCGAGAAGCACATCAAGTTGAGCGTGCCTTGATCCGCGAACTCCGGCCCAATTTGAATACTGACGTGCGTGAAAGGAGAGCATGATGGGATATTTTTCTAACCTAGCCATTGACATCGAAGAGGCCTTGTTCCAAGGCGCCACCGTGGAGCAGATCGCTGAGCGATTCAACTTGTCAGTGCCGGCGGTCGCCGCCTACATCGAGCAATTGGAACAATGTGATCGTGACCCAAATTGATTGGTGTTGACCAAAAATTGAATATTGCAGTATAATAAAGTAAATCGTAAAGGAGCAAAACATGGATGCTTATGAATATCAGGGTAAATTTTATGACGGACGCCACGGCGGGGCATTTGATCGTGGATCTGCGGATTCATACTATCACCGCCCACGCCGGCCACACATCTATCTAGGAGCCACTGGATCCAGTCCCCAAATCAACGAGGAACACATGGATCCTGCCGACGTTGAAGCCTACAATGCAGGCTATGACTACAACGAACGTTTTGGCGACAAAAAATCTTGGGACTAAGGAATAGATATGACACTGATAGAATTTGAACAAAAACTTGAAAACTGGGAATTGGAAGACCAGTATGCTGAATACATCATGGACCATGCCGCAGGAGATCGTGTGATTTGCAACGGTGACACTTTGTTGGCGGCCATGGAAGATGGCTATCTGTTAGAAGACTTCAAAGACAGTTTGGTAACACAATGAACGAATTTGAAGTGATCTTGGTGCATGAGGATCTGCGCCAAAAAGGCATAAAAAATTATACCATGCGACAAGGCAATGACTGCATCTGGGTGTCATACGGCCTTGTTGACTGCTATTATATTTTCCGTGAAGGACAGATCGTAGACATACAATTTGACTGAAATGAACACTACCAAACAACCCGCAAAGACACGCAACTGGGTAGCCAAACACAATCGGCACCGGGCTGTGGTCATGCGAGTCCGCACTTGGTATCAGCGCCAGCCCAAACATCGCAACAAGGAAGTATCATGAAGATTGGTTTTAGTTATAGCCGATGTGTGTGTGATATTGCGGAAGGCAATGTCAACATGGACGATGTGTTGATCATCATTGCCCGTACCAACTTTGACCCTCACAATGATGAACAGTGGCAAGGTATTTGGGGCGGATATCGACATGGGGGTCATAGTCGTGCCGAATGGAACCATTGCCGAGACAGTGATGAACAACGCTACCGAGACATCTCTTTGGAACTTTATGAATCAGGACGTCTGCATCAGCCCAGACAGTTTGGCGCACACCCTCGTCGCAGTCCGTATGTGTGGGTGGATACTGGCCCTGTTGGCCACGAACAATACCAACAACCTGAGAGTGTGCAACAGGCTTGGCAAAACTATTTGATGCTGTCAACATTGACGAGGTAACCATGGGATTCCAAAAGAAACGGGCGATGGCCAAAGATAAACTCATTGATTGGAGTCTCCAGGACAGCCGTTACATGGGGATGAAGTTCAGCGATGACTTCAAAGGATCCATTGAACGCTACCTGCTACAGGGACTCAAGCCCGGTGGTTTTGGCGAAGCCATGCTGGCCTGTGACTGGGAACGTGCTCTTTACAGTGCCGATACACACAATCGACAGGTGTTATGGGCCGTGGCCATATGGGTGCGCGAACACATGCCCGGGGGATCGTGGGGCAGTTATGAAACAGTAGAGGCATGGTGCCGCGATGAAGATGGTCGCCGCAGTGAGTTTCTCAATGCGTGGGAAAAAGAACGAGTTTGGTTAACATTAGTGAAATAAGGAGCAGTCATGGATGATAGACTTTACAATGTAGTGAAAAATCGATGCCAGTGCCGTCAGTGTGATGACATCATCGAATCCAAGCATAGACACGATTTTGTGCGATGCCGGTGTGGCGCTATCTTTACCGATGGTGGAACAGCCTACATCCGTAGAGGAGCCAGAGATCTTGGCGACATCATTGACCTTTCTGAATACCAACTCAAGGAGTTAAACCATGGAGTATAAGATCGACGGACTCACCCGGAAGCAAGTGGCCTTGTTGGACATCATGTGGACCTTGGATGATGAACAATCAGTTGAAAACTTTGTGCGCAGTCTTCCACGTGCTGACCAACAACAGGCCCAAAGCCTTAAAACTCTGTTGATACACGAGATGATGGAAGAATTCCTTGAAGGTATCACAGAGTTTCCTGACGCACAAGAAATCATCCAACGGGTAAAATGATGCTACATTTCCAAACTATCTATACTGTCAATCAGGGTCGTTCCAGACTCAAAGGCAATCGTTATGACAGCCCGTGGCATAGGCATCGTGATGATGGTGCCAGCCGAGATGGCGATGAGATGTCAGTGTTCACTTTTAGCAAACAGGCCCAGGCCGAAAGCCAATGCAACTTAGATCACTGTTTGACCGTGGCCCGAGACCATGCCATGAGCCTGCTGGTCATAACTCCCAACAGGATCCAAGTAGGTGGTGACGGTGATGGCCCCAAAGCACACAACACCGCTGATGTCCTATTCACGAAATCTTGGCTGAGAGAGCACAATGATTGGTTAGAATCAACTTCCGATATCGCACCAAAGATCGAAGAAAGCCAACACGGGCAGTTCCTAGATTTCTACACTTATCGCAGGAGCGTCTGTGTGCAGGAACATCAAGGAGTATACGATGTGGTCACAGGCCAACGCATAAAACCTCGCCGTGAAATCATCGAACGCATGTGGGCCTTGGGTTTCGCCGCATATCGTGGTAGACCTCTGACCATGGCTCGTCCACGCTGGGCCGGCGAGCGTGAAGAACTAGAGGAAATCACTGCCTTGGCTGATCGCTATTGGACCAGGCGCAGTCGCAGTGATGCTGCCAAGAAACTGGTGTCAACATTCACATCGATCAATCGCTACTGTGCATGGCCCGGTGCATGGTAAAAGGAGCATGACAATGATACACAGCAATAAAAAGGATCTACGCAACTGGAGATTCCTGGGCATGGAGATGGAAGCCCTGGGCACCAGACTGGATGCGGCCAGACAGTCTCTTAGCAGTGCCGACTCTGCATGGGCTCGGTGGTATTGGACTGAAACTGTAGACCGACTGATGTTGCAATGGCGTAGCCTACCGATCATGCACGATGGCGATGCTACCATGACACAGATGCCGCGTTGGTCCATCAACTACGAATGGTGGGAAAGCTCAACTGAGGTTGGTTACACTGGCTTGGAAGGGCTAACTGACAGTCTGTTTGACAAGATATTCCGAGCAGAAGATCTAGATGCAGTATGGCGACGGCATAGAGATACCAGATTGATGAAGTGCAACTGTCAATGACACAGTATGAATCGTGGCCACCGCCAGACTGGCCCGAAGTGGTCATAACCTGGAGAACCATGTTAGACTATTCAGATTACAGTCCCAACATGATCATGCATTGGATAGACAACGCCCCTGGCGGTCGTTATCATTTGCATGGATTCCAAGCCACAGAAGGATTCGCTTTCCGTTTTGAACGACCAGAGGACGCTGTTATGTTTGCATTGAGGTGGCTAACAATTTAGCGGCATACATCCAAGGGCACCATAATTAACAAATGTCTAACTACATTATTTCTTTTATTTTTTTTGTCATCGGAATCTTTTTCAAGTATCATTCCTCAAATCTGACCATGGGAAGTTTACGAGACATGGGACCCGGATTCTATCCCGACATGATATCTAACTTACTCATCATCATTGCGATATTGATCGCGGCAAAACAGGCAATATGGAAATCATAAACAACTTATCGTTGGGTATTTCCACCGCTTTTACCTGGACCAACATCTTATATTGCTTTGTAGGAACTTTCCTGGGCACACTGGTGGGAGTTCTTCCAGGACTGTCTCCATTGACTGCTGTGGCTATATTATTACCATTAGTTTATTCCATCGGTGATCCAGTAACTGCACTAATATTGTTGTCGGGAATTTATTACGGGTCTCAATATGGTGGATCAACCACATCAATACTGCTGAAAATACCCGGAGAAGTACCGAGTCTAGTGACTGCCATCGACGGTTACGCTATGACCCGCAACGGTCGCGGTGGCGCGGCA